GAAGCCTACAAAATCTATGTCTCCATGAAGGCTCACTTCAGAGGAGATAAGTATGACTTCTTTCGATATGGCAGAATTTCTCCAAAGGTACAGACCTTTGAAAGTAGAAAGGATCGCCACTTCTTCGATAAGTTGGCAAAGCGGCATTGTACCGAAGAATCCATGATTCATTTCCTGTTATCACAGATGCAGGAAAATCCTAATATGTGGATCGGTACAATGCTTGGCGAAGAGTCAAATCAAAGATTCTTAGAATGGCGAAAGCGTACTGAACGATTGACTTATCAATTTGGCGAAGACATTAAGACGCTGGTTAAATATGCTTCTATTCATGAAGACTTCACCCCAAACACATGGAGTAAGTTGTTCGTTTGTGAAAACAATAACCATCCAAAGATAATGAAATTACTGATGCAAAAGAAGATCACACCAGAGACCTTCTGTGTTCTTGATAAACTACTATCGTTTACTAAAAATTGGAATTCACAATTAACAGGTGATCCTGTTTGGGAAGAAATGCGTGGACGCATGATAGGATATAGGGGGTTCCTCGAACACACAATAAATATTCAAACTCTAAAAGAAACTGTCAGAAAAATCTTGTGCGAAAACACTTGACCAATGACTAAATATCTGATACTATTCATACTTCACATATAAACTAACACATACGAAAGGACACAGAACATATGGGATTTTCAGATCTAAAGAAGAAGTCGAAGACGATGACCGAGCAACTCTCCAAGGAGATGGAGAAGTTGAACAGTAAGGGAGGCTATGAGAAGGACGAGCGTTTGTGGACGCTTGGGCGCGATAAGGCTGGCAATGGCTATGCCGTAATTCGTTTCCTTCCTGCAACAGAAGGCGAAGAGATTCCTTGGGTTCGTGTGTTCTCACACGGCTTCAAGGGTAAGGGAGGTTGGATGATCGAAAATTGTCCAACTACGATTGGCAAGAAGTGTCCTATCTGTGAAGGCAACAACGAATTGTGGAATAGCGGCATGGAGTCAGATAAGACCATTGCCCGTGATCGCAAGCGTAAGTTGACATACATCAGCAACATTTTGGTTGTCAAGGATCCTGCTAATCCTGATAACGAGGGCAAGACATTCATCTTCAAGTACGGTGCGAAGATCTTTGAGAAGATCAACGACAAGATGAATCCTAAGTTTGATGACGAAAAGTCCATCAATCCGTTTGACTTCTGGCAAGGCTGCAACTTCAAGTTGAAGGCTACAGTTGGAGACGGCGGTTATGTTAACTATGAGAAGAGTTCATTCGAACCTTCGTCTGCTCTTCTTGAAGGAGATGATGCTGAACTAGAGGCTCTATGGAAGAAGGAGCATTCTCTTATTGCATTCGTTGCTCCTGATCAGTTCAAGGCTTACGATGAACTCAAGGATCGTATGCATACGGTTCTGTTCACCGAGGCACCTGAAAAGAAGGCTGATGAAGAGCCTGTTCGTGAATCCCTGTCGCAGAAGTTTCAGAAGAGTAACAAGGCTACTGAAGAAGCGGTCAAGACCACTTCCAAGAAGTCTGCTCCTAAGGCAGCGACAGAGGACGAGGACGAGGACGATGCACTTGCCTACTTCCGTAAGTTAGCAGAAGATGATTGAGTAACATTCAAATCAGTTAGTAAAAACCGCCATCCGAAAGGGTGGCGGTTTTGTTTAGCATCCAATCATAAAACGAGTAGAATCCGCGTGGCGAACCGGATTAGGAGAAAGAATAACCGTTGATCCCCCGCCTCCACCACCTCCATTGACCACATTGTTTGTGGTTGGTGCATGAGTGACCTGTGTTATTACAGGTGAACCACCCCCTGCACTACCTGCTGCTGATTTCATATCCGTGGGCGAAGAAGTAACAGCCGATGCAGACATTGCTGTTGCTGTAGATGCACTCATTCCTGTTTTGGCAGAGGTAGAGCCAATGTCTATGCCTAGAAAATCTAGCACTGGTTTAAACTTTCCTACAATATCCGACCACACATCGGAAAGCATTTTCCCAAGACTACCAAACATATCAACTAGAGGTTTCATAAAATCATCTACTACTTGACCAAGATAATCAAATGCACCAGTTGCATCATCAAAGAATGCAGTAATATCTGCTATAGCAGGATCAATTGCATCAAGAATATATTGGAATCCTTCCGACATATATTCAAATCCTATCTTCATTCTATCAAACAAGAAACCTATTACCGAGAACACTACTTTAAAAATAGGAACAAGAATTGAAAGAATAGGCCATACAACATAATCCCATATCAATTTGACAACTTCAAAGAGGACTTTGAATATGAACTTGATGATAGCAAACACGGGAGTTAACAACTTAAAGATTATTGCAACAACTTTGAATGCAACATCAGCAAGTGCGCCTAAAGCACCAACAATAGGCTTCAATGCATCTTCCCACAAAGACATAATTATTGGTTTCAAGAACCCATCCCAAATTTGAACTAGGGTATCGATGATCCATCCAAACACATCACCAAAGATTTTGACAATGCCCATAACTTGATCAAAGAATCCATCAAGTGGTTTTGATATGGCGGTATATAATTTTTCGAAGTCTATGGCTAAATCAGAAAGACCGAAAGTAAAGAAAGCAGCAAGACCTTTTAGAAGTCCTACTATGATTGATTTGAATACACCCTTCATTCCCTCTGTGTCAAACTTCTTGAATGCAGATATTATCGTATCTATTGCTGTGGGAATAATTGCAAGGAATGGAATCTTTGATGCTATTTTCTCACCAAAAGCAAATGCTGTTTCAAAAGTTGCTAGTAACTTTCCTCCTGAGAAAAACTCACCAATCGTGGAAAGGGTTTTAGCAAAGAAACCTACGCCAACTTCGGCTCCTTCTATAGCCGCTGCTCCACCTCCAAACAATCTGCCAATACCACTAAACATATTGGATATTTTTGTACCAAGTCCTGCTAGTGGACTAGATACAAACTGTACAAAACTGTCCAGTCCCTTAACAAACTTTATGAATAGTTTAACTATGGGGCCAAACATTTCACCAAGAGTGTTTCCAAAACTGATAAAGGGTTTGGCTATTAATTTTCCAAAAACCGTAAAAAGGTCTCCTATTCCTTGTGAGAACTTAACAAGTTTAGCGATTAGCCCTTCTTTAATAACTATTGTATAGAAATCGCTGAAATCCATGAATTTTGCTATGGATTTCATACTCGACTTTAGTAGGTCAATCAGGGGGGTAAACAAACCACTTTCTGCACCAAACATACTGTTAGCAAACTTTTTTGCATATCCACTAATAGATGCACCCATACTTGAGACTCGAAGAGTAAATGCTTTTAGACCATCAAAAATGGTCATAAACAAATTTCTATATACCTTTACTGCTCCTGTTACGAATCCCGCAAGCATACCAGCAACGAAAACAAGGGAAGTACCAAACGAACTAACAATTTCTGTTAATAGACTAAGAAGTCCTTTTCCTTCACCATCACTTTTATCTTTCCTTGATTCGGAACGAGAAGTATCCCGCCCTAACTCTGTTGCACTACCAGATCCGCTTTTCTTTGCTTCTCTTGCTGCTTCGGCTGCTAACTGTGCTGCAATTTTATTTTGTGTAACTAATGCCGCTATGTTACGATTAATATCTTGGAGAAATTGTAATGCTGCTTTCTCAATGCTAATAAGTCCACCAATATTGTCTTCAGCATTCATGGCAGCAGCAGTCAATTCTGCTAATCTGTTAATGCTTTTATTTTCAATATCTATTGATTTGAGTTTATTTGCCGCTTCGCTTACTTGTTTATACAAACCAGTTAGTGCGTTTGGCGTAAGAGTGTTGACCTCAGTAGGTTTTTCGTACTTTTTCTTGTTTAATTCGGGTGCTGATGATGGTATATTTTTGTTATCAACAGAGTTCTTGTTCTTTATTATTTCGACTACTAATTGTGTTGTACTTTTATTTTGATTAACTGCTGCTGATATGTTCTTATTGAGATCGTTGGTTAATCCTAATCCCATCTTTTCGTTTTTAAGAAGTTCACCAATCTTTTCTCCTGTATCATCAGCAGCATCAGACAGTTCTGTTAATATCTTTGTGTTTTTATTATCCCCAGCCATTATCTCGTTAAATTTCTTTGTCGCTTCACCCACTTGACCACGAAGACCATTTAGTGCAGTATTGTTGCCACCAGCGACTGATTCCATATTGAGAAGTTCAGTTGTACAGAGTTGAATCTGCTTCTTCATTTGAACAAGCGAATCAGTACTGTCTTTAGTTACAGTACCTAAAGCAGTTATGAGTTTATTGACCTGTTCGGTCAACTTAGCCATATCAATACTCAATTGATCTTCGTTATTGTCTGCCATCTATTGATTCCTTACATACCGCTTCTTGCGGAAGCCTCTTGTTGTTTCGCCCGTTCGTTCTCCTCCTTCACATAATTAATCAATAGACCCATGTAAATCTGCCTTTCCCACGGAATCATGTTCTCGATTTCCGTGAGGCTGAAGTTATGGTCTTTCATCATAACGAAATGACATTGCAACAAGTTCGCAAGCGACTCATGAAGCATTATGAGGTAAAAAAATCTTGCATTCCTCGCAGGGTATACTTATTCTCATGCTTGCACTTTGAACAAGCAAAGGTTACTTCTTGTTTGATTGCAGGAATTTCTTGAAAGAACTTTGCAATTTTCTGAAACATCCCTTGTGATAGATTTTCAATAAAGTCGATGACCTCTTGCTGTGTAAAATCTTTGGTCTTGTAAGTCTTATCCTTATCAAAGATAACCTCAATGCACGAAGCAATGAGATTGATGGAACGCTCAGTATTCTTTTTCGTATCGTTTTCGTCTACTTCTTCCATACTAGAAGTATCCTCAATTGTCGGATAGCGCATGATTACACCCATATGTTCTGTCAACTTAACCGTATTTGTATGCTCAGGGGTCTTTACAACTTCAACTTTGGTAAGATCAATTTCAACAGTATTTTGGGTTTCACACTCAGAACACTTGAAGTTTGGAGATATCTTCTCGCCTACCGACTTGATGCGTAGTTGAAGAATGATGTATTCTAAATCAAAAGGAGGGCAGGTTTCTACATCCACGCTACCAAAAGTACAATCATTAATGACTGTCTTTGTGGTACTTTGAATCTGTGCTGAATCCTTAGTTTCCATAGCCAATAGAAGAACCTTCTCTTCTTTGACTAAGAATGGACGATATTTAATTTTTTTACCTGAAGAAGGTAGTTTCAATTCATAGGTTGGTGTAG